TCATCCATTCCATTTGAATATCCATGACGATAACCTCTTCTGTACATTCTTTCCATATCATACATTCTAGTAAGTTCTTTTGCATTATACTTTTTATTAGCTAATTCTTTAGCTGATATTACTTCCATAACTCCTCCTATTTTTTGTTATGTATTATTCTATTTAAATGTTCTTGAGCAATTTTTTTAATTGTGCCGCTGTCTGCGTTAGTTGTTAAAATTTTATCGTATCCCTCGATTGCTTTTGATAACATTTCTTCTAATTGTTTTTGTTCTTCGTCTGACATGTAGGACATGTTTCAGTTTCCTTTCCGTATGCAGGAAAATCATTGTACCATAAAAATTGTGTTTTAGAATTATCAGGTTTACATACTGGTTCCCAGCAACGTTTACATTGTTTGCAATGTTTTATATCTCTATCTGCTTTTTTATCTAATCCACAAGTCTTCCTACCATTTCCAGTAACTACTTTTTCTTTAGTAGTCCTTTCCAAATAGTTCTCTATTATGTGATTCATTTATATATTCCTTTACACGATTGTATTTTATTTTAAGTAATGGTACTGCATCTTTAACGTGAGGACATGATGTAAAACTTTCCACATGGTTTAAGATACTAGTTATATCTTCTATTTCTGATTGGATATGTTTATTCATTTTATCTCCTTTGTTGTTGAGGTGGCACTAGCGCCAACCTGTACCACCTCTTTCATTTATCAGCCTCTTACATTTATAGAAATCCACGATTGTTGATTAAAATCCTATGTCAATAAGAGACATCTCTTCTACCCTGTTATTTTTTTTAACAGCAGTAAGAAGTCTTTGTAACGTATAGTTACTAATGGTTCTCCTCTATCTTCCTTTATGATTTGTCCATAGACATCATCGCAAGGTTTATACAGGTCACCAATTTTTTTACGAGCTTTGACTTGAAATTTATATGGTTTTGATTTTGGTAAATCTATTACCATATCTACTTCCTCGTGCCAACCTAAAGATCTTCCATCTGAACCCCATGCTCTGCGTGATTCAAATCCAAAACCTTTAGCTAAATTAACACATTCTCGTTCTACTCTATTGCCTTTTTGCTTGGCAGCTCTACCTCCACTCATGACTTATTATTTGCTGGATGATTTTCATCCATCATTAAATCAAATAAATCTTGTGTTTCGTTTTTCATTTCTTGTTTTGTTTGTTCATCGTATGAATGTCTTATTAATGGAAAACGTTCTTCATTTAATAAACAGAATTTTAAAGTATTAATTACATCTCTATAATTATTTAACTTTGCACCAAGCTCTGTTTGTACAACTCCAAACTCTGCACCATCTGGATGATTCATCATTACTTCATCTAATGGTATATTAACAGATGCTTCTATAATATAATCTTCATATGCATCTATTAATTTTTTTATTAGTTTCTCTTTATTTATCATATGGATTATCCTTATTTAATGCTTTTTTAATTATGTGAGCAATAAGAACAGTAGTTCTGTGTGATTCATGAGATGTCATTTCATCAGAGTGTCCAATAAATATTTCTCTATATCCGTTACCAACGAATACTTCTGTTCCATATTTACGTTTAACTACGTTCCAATCTGCTTTAGCCATTATTCTTCCTCCTGTGATGCTTTAATCATATCATCATATTTAGGCATACCTAATAATTCAAATATATTATCTAGTATTTCTTGACCATCTCTAGACATTCTTTGCCTGTCTGTATGTTCTAAATCACCTAATAATGATATTAATTGCTGCATTTTAGTTGATTTTAAATTAGGATATATTTTCATAATAACCACCTTTTTCTTATGCAGAAACTCCAAAGTATTTCAAACTTTGTAATTCCTACGTTAAAATGTATATGTTCACTTTCTTTTTGTGAGGCGTATCCTGCACCAAACAAGAACAAATTGAACAATATTATTCTATTACTATGATAGGTATTGGTTCCATCACTATCTACTCTTTTTGTAATTTTAACTATTGGTACACCTAATATAGTGTAATGTGTTGCATTTTTCATAGTACCCTTTATTTTATTTATAAATAGGGAAAGCTGTTATACTTCCCCTATTTATTATTGTTTATGCATATTTAGAAAAACTAAATGTTTTCCAGTCAAATGCTGTGACTATTTCAAAGTCTGACTCGTCACGAGATGCAAGAGATTTAATCTTACGTTTCTTACTTTGTTTATTACCCATAAACGCTATCATCTTGTCTGACTTTTGTGCTACATCACTAGCACCTTTTGCACTATATACATCAAGCTCTTCACCTTCTTTATGTCTGTAGCTTGCAGTTTTAGATAAATGATTTACTGCAAGTACAATAATGTCTTTTTCGACAGCAAGGTTCTTTAGAGCATTAATAATATATATCTGCTGTTGTAATGGTTCTTTCTTAGCAAACTTAGCTTGAACTACGTCTAGTGTATCTACTACAATAATCTTGACATCATGTTTATCTACCATTTCAGCATACTGACTTACATCAGGTGCTGCACTAGAATCTATAATTTCTAGATGTGCAAGTTTATTTACGCCTTCTTCTATCATATCAGTATTACCAGCAATAAACATATCTTCTATCTGTTCTTTGCTTTTGTTTAATGCTATCTGATAGAAACGTCTAGACATTAGTTTAGCTTGTACTTCTAAAGACAAGAACAAAGTTGGTATGTCAATGTTAGCAATAATATATTGCCAGAAAGCAGTCTTACCTAGTTTAGTATCACCTGTTAGTACAACAAGCTCACCACATTTAACTACATAGTCTTGTGTCATAAATGGAAATATATCCTTTATGTTAAATGACCTATTAGTAAAGTCTTCTGTGTAAGCTTCTAGTAATATCTGTGCCATTTGACTAGAGTTAACTGCTGCTACATTATCATCCAGATCTTTGTATTTGTATAAAGTACATTTGCTATCGCAATATCTTGAAAGCACTTCATCTCTACAACTATAATTGTATCCATCTTTAGTAGTTATACTGCGTAATACAGAACTAACTTCTTCGTTTGGCAATGGTTGTGTCAATGAATTATTCCACGTTCTAGCCATACTCATAACTGCTTCTTTAGGAAAACCAAACTTGGTAATCCATAAACTAGCAAGACGTAACAAATGCTTATGTCTATGACCATGTACATATCCAGCATTATACATATGTTGTATGCATGTAATATGTTTAGTTGGTTTGTATTTTACATTAGTAAAAATAGCTTTTGTTATCTTTTCATTTTTCTCACTAGGTATATGTGGAAGGAGATTAGGATAAAGCTCACTTACCTCATCAGGTAACTTACTATGTGCAAACATCTTAGAATTGGTTTTAGCGAAGTCCAATACTTCAGAGTATGCCCATTGATTAGTAGTTACTGCTACGAGAGGCAAGGGAACTTTATACCTATTAGATTTTTTGTTAAGAGAATAACTAGCACGAATAAGTCTAGCATTGTCGTAGATATTATCTATATACTTAGCAAAGTCTCTTTGCATTGTAGCTTTGACTTGCGCAGCAAGATTGCTGCTTGGTTCAAAACCATAGATGTTTGGTAGATGTATATGGAAACCTCTACCAGAAAACCATACATTAATATGTTCTTCTTTTACACCTAGTTCTAGTATATCATTAACAAGATGTCCAACTTTTTCTATAGTTGCATCACCTTGTTTTTGACCTTCTAAATCTACGTCAATGTATAATTTATCTACTGCTTGCTTACCATTGTATCTTGCTACTGTGCCATGTTCAGCATGATGTTTTTTTATTTCATCAGGTTCATATAGAAACATACTACGATATATTTCTCTACCTTTGTTTTTGTTTAAAACATCTTTGAACTCAGGAACTGTGCAAAACTTATTACGATTTGCAACTGTGTTAATTGCATATTCTATTAGATAAGTGTTATTTCCCATGTGTGTTCTGCGCTTTTCGTTTTAACTCGTTTAATCTCTTTAATATCGATACGTTGCATTAACTCTGGAGTACGTTTAAACTCACGCCAATATCTACCTGCAGTACCTGCATTAAATAATTTGTCGTAATATACTAAACCATACTGAGTTAATTGATTCTCAACCTCATGGCTGGCAACCCTAAAGTTGCCAACCTCCATACGAGATTTAAGCCAATTTATCAATATTTGTGTAACTGTTGGCTTACCCATGATTATAAGTCCATGTCATCACTTACATCAGAACTATCAGCAGAAGGTTCTTCAGTAGGTTCTTCATAAACTTTAATCCATCCATCACGAACTTGCTTGTCAAATTCTGCTTTGTGAGCATCTTGACCAGCATCTGCAGACATTACAATGTCAAAGTCATTCCAAAATGGTTTGCCATTGTCTCTGAGTCTATCGCTAGGATATGTAATGTAAGAGAACTCTTTACCTATTGCTTGGTCAAACCATGCATCAGGTATTACCATATCTCCATTGAGGTCTTTAGTGTTTACACCAACAGCCTCAAAGAACTTAGCAACTTTGAATGCACTACCCCAAGGATTCTTAGGATTGTCTTTCTTGTAGTTGCCAGAAATAGTAAATGTGTAGTCATAAGAACTACCATCTTTACTTTGTTTCTCTATTACAACATCTAAACATACGTCATTGTTCCATGACATGTATGATTTAGGTGGTTCATTGTATCTTGCAGATACAGATTTAGCTTTAACGACTTGTCTATAACTTCCAGCCATTACTTAGCCTCCTTTGCTTTTTTGATTGCGTTTTGTAACTTAACTATAGCTTTAGCAGCTCTATCTTCAGTAGGATTTTCGTCAATTAGTTTCCTTACTTTTGCAGGTGTATCTGTACCTTTTAAAGCAGGATCTCGTGACAATCTATCTAATTTAAGGTTCTGGTCTACTGTTATATGACCTTTAGTTGGTTTCTTACCATTAAGTAATGTTTGCTCACGATTGTCCATACTATCAGAATCTTCTGTATCGTCAATTGCAAACAAACCATTACAAGCATACTTTCGAGCATACGTTGATGCAGTACCTGTCATCTGTGGGTCATCCATACCTTTCTTACCAACAGATTCTCTGGCAAATGCATCTACAGATATACTGTCATTTCCGTCTGATAGCTCAACTGTTGCTTTAATGTAAGTACCATTATTTTTATCTACTAGTTCATCAGAAATTGTAATAACACAGCCAGTTTTATCTAGCAATGGTTTTACATTTTCAAAGATGTCATCTAGTGTCCTGTAATTGAACTTAGCAAAACTATTTACATTTGACTTTTTAACTTTTAGCTCATGCTGTATAAAGTTAAGTTTCTCTGTAATAGTTGCTGTTTTAAAGTCATCCATTAATTACCTCCTAATTTAAGCTGAATGATTGATTGTTTTTTCTTGTAACATTTACAAACTTCTGTGCTATTTTAAATGCTTTTACATTGTAATCATAGCCAGCACCAAACTGTGTAGTTCTTACCCAGTCTTTGTATTGTTTGTCATGTGTGTAATACTGAGTGATTGCATTGTATGCATCCCAAAGTGTTTCACCTTTGTTACCCATACCATTGTAAAAGTTATCTTTAATCTTATTGTAGACAGGTAACGCAGTATTGCGTACAAAGATACCCATTTCTGGATTAGATTCTTTGTTTCTGTCTTTTAAGAATGGTATAACTGTTTCAAGATATAAGTCTAATGAATCTTCGTTCATTTCTACTTCACCAAAGTTATTCATATCATCAATAGCAGCTTTAAAGTCTCCGTTAGATCTTCCTATAATTTTTGTAAGATTCTTAACTCTGTCTTTAATACTACTAGTATGTTTAAGTGAATATTGCCATTTGGCTTCTCTTGACAATGCTAGTTCAATAGTATTATAACATACTACACGAACACCTGTAGGTCTAAATACACTACCAGCTGAACCATCGTGTGATGTATATAATAATACATATTGTTCTATCAAATCCTCACCTACTTTATAGTTTTCTGGAGATTTAGCAAGTATCCATACTTTCTTACCATCTTGCACACTACCTGCTGTTTCTAGTTTAAAACCCATATCAAGTAATGGTTCAAATGGTGCAAATGCTTCACGATTTTGCAAAATACCATATTTACCAGATACATTACCAAGTATCTGATGAGTATCTTCTCGTAAAGTTACATAATGACCTGTCTTTTTACCTCCATATCCATTGTTAGGATATATATAAGTAGGTTCTTTTATTACCTCCCAGTTAAGCTTTGCATAATGCAACGCTTCTTCTATTGTTGGAGCATCGTCTACTCTAGTACCTTGTTTATGCCAAGGTGTGTCTCCAACGTACATCATATTGTCTATAAATGCTGGACTCATATGTCCTCCCTTTCTAGTGATAAGTTACTGTGACAATCTAAACAGACTAAATTTTCAACTACATAATTGTCAATTTCTGCAGGTATATATAATCTGTTTTCATGTTCACAGTCTTTTTGTTTCTCCATAAGTTTGTTTCCCTTTGATTTTAGCTTTAGCCTTTAAATGTATCAGCTCTGTTTGTAGTTTGTCAGCTTCTGGTGCTGTTAATTCACTTAAACCAAGTATGATAGTATCAACTTCGTCTAATGTTAACAGCACTCCAAACTGCAATCTATTGTCTTTATTTAGTTTCAGATACATTGTCTAAAACTCCCATGTGATAATCAATAGCTTTTGATAACTCTTTAGCTCTGCTTACATACAATGGTTTAGCTGTACCAAGTTGGTCTAGAAACTCTTGTATGTCTTGTAGTAACTCTTTAGTTGTCATTTTCTTTCTCCTTTTGTTGTTCTTTAACATGTTGTTTTATAATGACTTCTGTAACACCAAATCTATCCATACCTTCAAGACAATTACGCAATTGTGTCTCAGTTTGATTATTGTGTGTTATTGTTGTTGCGCCATCTACAAGTATTTCAATGTCATATCGTTGTTTATTACTTACTACATTTGATACTTTATTAGTTGCTGTGCCAACAAATCTCAACACATTGTTAAGACCAAAAGCAAGATAACCTAGTGTTCTACTAAATTGACCAATCAATGTCATTTTACTCATTTCCATTCTCCTCCTTCCAACCATCTATCTATGTGATTATTCTCAAGATCTCTTAGTTGGTTTTGTATTTTGATTGTTTTGACCTCATCCTTAGTTAGATTGTATCTAATGGGAGCAGGTTGCATTTGCATCTGCATTGTTTTACCTTCTTCTGCTGCTTCTTCAAAGCATTGTGGACAATAAACTACATCGTGACTTCTAGTTATATACTCGTCAGTATTTTTATCTATTTCTATATAACTAGTTTCAGTCATTTCTGGTTTAATGTCTGGATGTATCATACATCTCATAATTACCTCCGTTTGTTTATATTTTAGAGATAGGAAAAACCGTATTGCTACAAGAAGGAAGATAACATATGAAAAATAGTTCTTCCTATCTCTGTTATAATTTAATTAATATATAAGATTTTTCCTATTAGTTTTCTTCTTGTTGGTGTATTATTCTGCCATCTTGAAACATCCAAACGCCTAGTCTATCAAAACGTTTGTAATCGTCAGGGTCACCACCATGTTCAATACACATATCTTTAAAATGTTGTTCTGTTATTACCATTTTGTTCTCATGTCCTTTCCTTTATGTTTTTTAATTAGTCTTTTAAGATTGTTTGGTTTACGCCACAATACTGCTTCAACAAGATGTGGTGTTTGATGTCTAATACCATGATGTTCTCCATAGTATTTTTCTATTACATCTACAATTTCATCTGGGTAGTTTCTGTATTCTGCTCCTGTATTGTTTAATAAACCTATTTTCATTTGCACAAGAACACAACCTTCATCGTTTCTAAAACCACGACATACTATACCTAAATCAATCCAAGTATATGCACTTCGTTTATAATCGTTTTGTTCTAATATCATTAATGATGAAGTTGTTACTCTTTGTTTTACTACTAGTTTTTGCATTATTCCTCCTTTGTTAATTTTTTAGAGCCTATACACAACCCTAACACTTCTTCTACTGCCACACCGTTGCAAACTCGTGGTAGATTCTTCGTGTCGTGTACTACCTACTGCGTTTTAAAAAGTTTGTAGGTTTCCATCGTGGCTAATGTCATGACGTTAACGAATGTTAATGTGCATAGGCTCTTATATCTTCTAGGATGTTCATGGTGAGCGTAATATCCATGTTTACGATAGTTCTCAACTTCTACTCTGCTCTTGTACATCCTAGTGTCTGTTATAACGTTTTGCCCTGCTTTGGTTGTTGTAAGGTGCAGGGGCTAACCTCACTAGAGTAACAGTATGCTCGTTTAGCCATTGTTCTCTAACCTTACATTTAATTCTAACTGTGTACGTTTAAAGTGAGTCTAGACTAGTTCTTACCTTTTTCAAGACTTTAAATCGCAGGGAATATGTAAGGATTTTTTAACGAAATTACACAACAAGGTAAAACCTCCTGTTAATTAAACTGATGGCTTTACCTCATTGTGTATGCTACCTGACTGAGTTAGTTGCCAAATTCACTCTAACTCCAAGTTGATGACTGGGGTCTAATGGCTCTGCTGTCATTTCTATGTATACAGATTCTGGTACCAAGACAGACATGACTACCTAGTTCATGAGAGCTTGCAGTAGCATGATGTATTACTGGGTATAGTGTTCACTCGTGTCTGTACATTTCAGAGATCCTTACGACGTTACTAACTATTAATTACCAAACCAGATACATCACAAATAAAAAAAGCAGTAAATATTACTAAGCTTGTTCTAGCTTGTTCATGTGACATTGCAGTTGCAGGTTATGGTGGTGAGTGTGAGCTTTTTGGCGAACTATAATACTGAGCTGAAGAATGAAGCACATCTTTTTTAGCAAATGTGGTATCCTTTTACAGACACCACACTTGCTATTAACACGACAGATGATTACTCTTCAGTACTGACTACCATATAGCGCAATGTGTTATTTTTGCACTCTCTCTCTGTACCCAAAGCCAACATCAATTTGTCTTTCAACAAATCTGCCAAAGTCGTAGTAAGAACATTGTCTTTGTCTTCTACATCTTTGATAAACATGTTAACTATATAACCGTCATCCATAGATTCATTAATTTTGTCTATGGATATAGGGTTATCACTCCAGACTCCGTCAACCTGTTTGCTACGATTAAACCATACAGGATTATTAGCACGCTTTTCATTTCGTGCTTTGGTTATATCCTCGATTTGCTCTTTGTACTTTGATAGTACTTTATGTAATTCAGTCATTATGTTATCTCCTAACTTTAGACGTTTACACCTATACATTGTGTATAAGCTATAGATAAAAAATTCAGTATATGAGGGTAAAGATATTGGGCTTGCGTTAAGCAAGACATTATTAAGTAAAGGGTGCGTAAAGCACACATTATAATATAAAGATACTGGGTGAGGCTACTAGCAAATTAGAGAGCTAGTAGACTCACACAAGTAGAGGAGAGCGAAGCTCTCCGAGACTAATGGGGAACAAGTTGGTTGCTTGCGAGCCACCCTATCGTCATAGTATTAATTAGCTCCCCATATTATATTAATCTTGCATTTTATTGAAATCTTCAGCCTCTTTTAATTTGGCTTTTAAATCCCAGATTTCATTATTTTTCTTTTGCAAGCTATCCACATGCTGTTGGCATAGTCTGCTGTATTGACTACATCTATGCTCAAGCTCTTTGATACGTTTATCACTTTGCTTTTTCAAAGCTTTTAATTGATTAAGTTCTACGTCTTTGAACTGCATAGCTATATCAAATGTACTTTTATTATCTTTTTGCATTATTTACTCCGTTGTTATTTAAGAAAGTTTACCCCCTCAACTCCATTAGGAGAGTTTTTACGAGGGGGATTTTGGTTTATTGAGTGAACTCTACAGATTGTATAGCACTATTGTGTGCAAATCTATGAGTTGCCTCATCACGAGCAAGTTCTTTAGTGTTGAACTGCTCTTTATTCACTAACTCAACGGAGCCTGAGTTTAAATCTTGAAATTCATAATACAAGCTCCGTTCACTTATACATACTATCATGATAACCTCCATTTGATTCAGAAATAAAAAAGATTGTAGAATATTTTAGGGGCATTTAAACAACACCCCTAAATAAATTCAGGTGCCTATTAACGAGTCTGTACTGCAGATACTTCTTCGAAACTGATATCGATTTATACGATACTTTATTACGCCTATAACAGGTTATGTAACGCTAGGTCTTTTGCCTTTTAGGGCAATTATTTTACAAAGTATTTAAAAGGAAATGATTCAATAATTTCATCAAACTTTGCACAATCTCTCTTTGCTTGGATGAGCATATGTGGGTACACATTCCTTTCATAATGGTCATACCAATATCCTGTATCAGGATGATGATTACCATATGGTTGCTCTTCCATGCATTTTACATCAAACTCAAGAGACTCTTTCATTTGATATACTTCACTAATTTTACCTATAAGTATATACACGATATACAATAAGGTTAGGGCTATATACCCAAATAATACTATTACACATAATTCCAACATAATTATACCTCCGTTGATTGTTATTGTTGAATAGATACTAAAAATAAAAAAGAGCCAAGCATACGCCTGACTCTTTATTTTACTTTTTGATTACTGCTTTAACTTGAGAATATGTATCTTTGATAAACTTTTTATCCTCTGGTATACTATCTGCAATATGTTTACCAGTTTTATACGAAACATATACTATTGCACCAATTGCTCCAAGAACAATGTACAATATATCTTTTACGAATTTTAACATAAGAACTCCTTATTTTAGTGAATAAATTCACAAATAAAGAAGTCCAGTAACATATGAGAAAGTTTTCAACTGAACATAAATAACATCACAAATCAGTATAAGTACTCTGTCTATGTGTAAGGATTATAGTATATAGCTGGGCATACATACATGTGTGGTAACAAGTACCTCTACGACTGCGGCAAAGCGTAAGCTTTGGGGGTCGTGAGCTGTACGTCAGGGTGGGAGTGATATTGGTGAGTAAAGAACGAGTTGCGTAAGCAACACCTTAACTCGATGTTTGAACTCAACCAAATCAACCCCCTGCAACCCAACTAACGTGGGGGTAGGCAACGTAACATACCTCTCACTCCCATTCTTGTTCTAGTTGCAATAGAGTATTTGGAACATATATATACAAATCAGAGTTGAAATAGCATAAAGTTTTACTTTAAATTAAAAAGACATGACTGATAAAAAGCGAATTTACGAAGTATTTAACGTTGCAACAGGTAAATGGGAAGAATCTTCTATGACTGATGCAGAATATCAAAGGATCTTGGATAGAGTTAACATGTCTACAGAAGAATTAGAGGCAGAATATGAGATAATTACTCGTATTATTGAACAAAAACATGGTTTACACGATAAATCTGATGAGAGTATGGATTAAAGTATATAGTATATTATATATAAGTTACTTATATAGTAACAGTTACTAGTTAGTAACAGTTACTAAGAAAACATGATAAAAATAAAACGAAGAATTAATAGAAAAACTGCAGAATACCCTGTTTACACAAAACAAGAAGCAGATGATAGAAATATAAAGTATTTATATTGGAAAGAATGTAATACTGGTGACTGGGGTCTTACAGACGATGATTATGTTAGTGAATGTGTATCTAGAAAAGATTATACAGATAAGAATGGACATACTAAAACATTTATTAAACTAACATGTGGTGTAGGATGGGGAAGTTCGTTTTCTACAATAAAATTTGAGTTAAATCATGCATATGAGTGTTATTCTAAGACTAATCCTGCAAAAGATTGGAAACAACAGGAAATAAATACTACAAGAGCAAAAAATACGATAAATACATATGCTAATATGCTATTATCTGGAGATAAGGTAGATTTTGACAAGTTAGGACAGATATATAGACCTGACCAAAAGATTCCAGCAGCAACAGTACGAAGATTTCTAAAACAAAAGGTATCAAAAGACATGGTAGAACAAAAATTAAAAGAATTATTGGCTGAAAAGAGTATTAACAAAGAATTTGCATTAGATAACCTACTTAGAGCGTTACATATGGCAGAAGGCAAGGGTGATGTTAACAATTTTCTTAAAGCAAACGATGCAATAATGGATTTACTAGAAATGAAACCTAGTAAAAAAGTATTAACAGATACAGTACAGATAGATGTTACTAAACAAATAGCTGATACTATAGCGATGGAGGAAAATAAACTAACATTACAAAGAAAAGAGGAAACAAATGAGCATCCCCAAGAATCCTGATGATTATGAGCATGTAAATGCTAACATTATGGAAGACCAGCTTGATGTAGCTGTAAGAGCGTTGCATGTTATTTCTGCTATGCCTAGTAGTGACCCAGAGTTTCTTTCTTCCGTAGCTATTGATGCGTTGAAAGAAATGGAAACCTATGGCATATTGTGGAATGATGAAATGTATTGATGTTTGCACATTGTCCTATCATAGATAAGATGTGTGCATTTGCTACAGATTGTGGTGACCATAAACATTGTGGCATAAAAACAGGTAATTATGAAGAAACTAAAATACATAACATAACAACATGCCCTAAACCAAAGAAAAAAAAGCGTGGCAGAAGATAAAAAGCTAGTAGTAAATAAATTAAAGAAGAACATGATAATGTTTGGTAAGATTATAATGCCAAATATGTTTACAGTTCCTTCACCAGATTTTCATTATAAGATTGCTGATGCTTTACTTGATAGTGCCTCCAAGCAAGTAAACATCATTGCCCCTCGTGGTCATGCAAAATCCTCCATTGTGGGTGGTGTCTACCCTTTATACCACCTTATGCATCACGAGGGGAGTAAATTAATAGTCTTAGTATCCAGAACCCAAGACCATGCTATAAAATTATTAGGTACAATAAAAGATGTTCTTGATTATAGCGAAACATTTAGAGCTATATATGGATACTGGGGTCAACATAGTGCTAAACAATGGGCTAAGTCAGAGATAGAGTTAAAAGATGGCTCTATGATAATATGTAAAGGTACAGGTCAACAGCTTAGAGGTATTAAAGTAGGCAGTCAAAGACCTACGTTAATTATTGTAGATGACCCAGAAGACGAAAACAATACTAAAACTGCAGAAGCTATGGAGCAAAACCTTAGATGGTTATTGCAATCAGCAGTTCCTTCACTAGATCCTACTAAAGGTAGAATAATAGTTATTGGTACACCGCAGCATCAACGCTGCATGGTAGAAATACTAAAACAAATGAAGGGATGGGTTAATATGCATTTTAGTCCAGACATGGATAATGAAGTAGCATTGTGGGAAGATTGGCAACCTATAAAAAAATTAAAACAAAAAAAAGAAGAATTAGAGTCTATAGCAAGAGTAAGTGTATTTTATAGAGAATATTTATGTCAAATAGTTGGCGATGAAGACCAGCTGTTTAAAGAAGAGTATATACAATATCATAATTATAAATTAGAAATAGATAGTGATAATCAACACTATCTAACTGCTGGTGATAAAAAGATACCAGTAAACGTCTTTATGGGGGTTGACCCTGCATCCTCAATACGCAAGACAGCTGACTATAGTGTTATTATGCCTGTAGCAGTTGATAACAAAAACAACAGGTATGTTCTAGAATACTACCGCAAAAGAGCAACCCCTATGAATTTAGCAGAAAGCATCATAGAGTATTTTAAACTATACAAGCCTGTAAAAGTACGTATTGAGTCTGTAGGTTATCAGGAAATGCTACGAGAGTACCTGAGACAAAGAACAGAAGAAGAGAATCTGTTTATTAGTGGATTAGAAATAAAAGAAGCACCAAGAACTAGTAAATCATCAAGACTAGAAACAATGGAGCCATATTTTGCACAAAAGAAAATGTATATTAAAAAAGAACAACTAGCATTAAAAGATGAATTGCTATTGTATCCTAGAGGTAAGCATGATGACTTATTAGATGGATTGTATTATGCAATGAAGAAATGCTACGCTCCAAGCCATGTATTAGAAAATAAAGAAAATGAACCTAGCAGCAGAGTTGCTGCAAAGAGCTATGATTGGAAAACATCTTAAATGGGAACTTTTTATAGACATTAATAGTTTAAGTAATTAAAAACCTAACTCTATGCATAATAATAACTCTAGTAAAGACCCAGAAGTACAATTTACACACGACCTATTAAAAGAATACAGCTCTGCCAGAGAAAACTGGGCAAAGCAAGCTGTAGAGGATAATGAGTTTCGTAATGGTAAGCAATGGACAAAAGAACAAGCTGACACCTTACGCAATAAAGCTCAAGAACCTATTGTCGTAAATGTAGTTTTTTCTGCAGTAGAGCAAGCAAAAGCTATGCTCTCTGCTAACAAGCCACGATTTCAGTCAACTGCCAGAGAAACCAGCGATACAGAAGTTGGTCGTTTATTTTCTGACTTGATGTCCTACGTCTGGGATAATTCACATGGCAACGTAGAACTCAAGCAATGCATCGATGACTACTATGTTAAAGGCATGGGAGTTATGATGGCATATACAGACCCAGATAAAGACTTTGGTCGTGGTGAAGTTTGTCTTAAATCAATAGACCCCCTTGAAGTATATTTTGACCCAAGCAGTAAAGATCCCTTTGCTAGAGATTGTGGTCATATAATTGTAGCTAAATTGATGAGTGAAAATCAATTAATACAATACTTCCCTGAGTTTGAAGAACAAATATTACAAGTTCAAGAAACTAGTCACATTAATATACCTGCTGAAAGTAGAACTCCTTTATACTCTGAAGATGTTACATTAAAAAGCAGAATAGCAGGAGAAGAATTAACTGGGGATAGAGAATTAGAAATGTTTACAAGGTATACAAAAATACGTATGCCTTATTATAAAATATATGACCCATACTCTAATGAAGAAAAAGTATTAAACATAGACCAATATGATGATTACAAAAAAGAAGAAGTAGTTATATTAACTGACAATAATGGTGATGTTCAAATATTTACTGATGAAAAACAAGTTAGAGGTTATGTTCAATTACATGAACAAATGGGTGATACGTTTCATATGATGCAAGACCCTATGTCAGGTCAACCTATGCCAATGGCAGGTAAAGAACATGAAGGGTCAATACCTAACTCTACAAGCTATATAGACATTGCTACTAAAGACCATTTAATACAAGATAATAGAATTTTAGTAAACGAAATAGAAGTTACAAATATAGAGCAATGTGTTTCTGTAGGTGACCATATGTTATATAAATCAATATTACCTATAGAAGAATATCCAATTGTACCATTTATGAATGGTTTTAATCGTAATCCTTATCCTATGTCTGATGTAAGGCTTGTAAAAGGATTGCAAGAGTATATAAATAAAATACGTTCATTAATTATTGCACATGCATCTAGTAGTACAAATGTAAAATTATTAATCCCTCGTGGTGCAGTAAACAAACAGCAGGTAGAACAAGATTGGGGTAGAGCAGGAACAGCGGTCATAGAGTTTGACCCAGAGTTAGGTAGTCCTATAGTAGCATCCCCTATACCTTTGCCTAATGAATTATATAAAAATGAGGCAGATGCAAAAGCTGATATTGAAAGAATCCTTGGTATATACGCTTTAATGCAGGGCGACATGGGTGCTGCACCACAAACTTTTAAAGGTACTGTTGCTTTAGATGAATATGGTCAAAGACGTATAAAATCTAAAAGAGATGACATAGAAGAAGGAATAAATCAATTAGCTAAAGTAGTTATAGGTTTAATACAGCAAGTTTATACAGACCAAAAAGTTATGAGAATAATGCAACCTAATAATAAACCTATGGAAGTTGTAGTTAATAGTCCTATGTATGATGATATAGGAAATGTTGTAGGCAAACAAAATGATATTACTGTTGGTAAATATGATGTTATAGTATTATCTGGTTCTACATTACCAAGTAATCGTTGGGGAAGATTTGAGTACTACATGCAGTTATATCAAGCTGGTTTAATTGACCAAATAGAGTTATTAAAACAAACTGATGTTGCAGATATGGAAGGTGTACTAGAAAGATCTGGACAGATGAAACAATTACAACAACAGTTGCAAATGCAGGATGAGGAAATTAAGAAACTTAAAGGTGATTTACAGACTGCACAGAGGGAATCACTACATGATAGAAAGCGTGTAGAAGTAAAAGAATTTGAAAAGAAGCTTGCTAAAGCTGAAGCCAAAGTAGAAATGGCACAAAAATTATATCAATCTAGACTTAGTGATGAGTTAAAGAATGCAAGAAATGATTTATCTATAGCTGCTGAAGACAATCCACAGCGTGAGATGAATGAAACTATACTAAGTATAAATGAAGAGAATTGAGGAAGCGGTTGCTGGAATTAACCAAATCGCAAATAAAGGAAAAAGAAAATGGATAATTTGGAAGTAGTTGATGCTGGTTCTGCACCTTCGCAAGATGTGGAAATGTTTCAAGGAGAGTATGCTAGTGAAGCACCTCAAGTTGAATCAGTTCCTAATACTGACTTAGACCCTACTAGTGGTCAAGAAGTTGCAGCTCCAATTAGTGAAACCACAGAAAACGGTGTTGACCCAAAAGAAGACACTAATAGGTATGAGTACTGGCAGTCACAGGCTGATAAAGCCAAGAGTGAACTATCTAATCTTAGAGAAGAACTAGATTATTATAGAAATAGTATGGCTCCTGTTGAGCAAATTATTAAAAATAATCCAGAGGTTCTCGATAGTTTAGAAGCAAAGCTCTCCAATGGACAACCTGCAGGACAAACCCAAATGGGAGTTCAGCAGACTTCATTGAAGGAGCCTACAGAACCTGAGAAACCAGTTAATTACAATGAAGTTGATGCTTATAATGACCCAGAATCAAAGTCGTTTGAGTATCGAGTAGCTAAAGAAAACTATAGAGATGAATATCTTAGTTATCTTAGAAATGTTGATTCACAAAGGCAAGCAGAAATGCAGGCTCAATATGAACAACAAATGGCTGTACAACAACAGCAAGCTATACAACAACAAGCGTATAGTCATGCTGTTAATAACTATGGCTGGGATAATGCAAAAGCTAATGATTTTATCAAATGGGCTTCTGCACCAGATAATCTTTCTATGGATAATTTAGCTAAGTTATTTGAATTAAGAACAAATGCGAATCCAGTAGTGCAACAAAAAACACAAGAGATGCAAAATCAAGCTCAAAGGTTATCAGTACCTAAAGACCCTAGTGTTATAACAGGTAAATCTGAACAACCTAGAACTGATGAGCAATCTTTTAATGATGCATTACTAGGTCGCTAGTAATAAGGAGTTACGCAATGGCGGCAACTGAAAAGAAACTTGGTGCTAGTGGTGTAATCTACAACGAAAGACGAGATTTTTATGTAGACCCACAAGTTACTAAAGAACTATGGACTGATGTTGCTCCCTTTACTACAATGGTTAGTAATCAGGAGCTACGCTCAGTACCAGACCCTGTTTTCAAAATGTTTGAACACAGGAATCCTTGGATTAAACAAGAGTTCCAAGCAGCAGAATCAGCTACATTAAGTGATGATAACAATGGTGATAGCTTAGAAATTGACAATATCTATAACCTAGCATCTTCACCAGATTCATCTTATATTGGTTTACAATGTGAAGTATGGGACTCAGCTAAGACTACAAACAGAGGTGTTGTAGTAATTACTGCTATTCCAGAAGATAATCACATTACAGTAAAACCAATTAGTGGTGCTATTTCTGTATCAGATGATGATTACTTTTGTGTAATTGGTAATGCACATGGTGAAGGTAGTTCTGCTCCAGATGCATGGTCAGATGACCTTGATGTTGTGTTTAATAGTTGTCAGATTTTTAAAACACCACTACAAGTTACTGGAACTTTACAAGCTGCAGTACTTAGAGGTGAATCATCTGAATTAGCTAGACTACGCAGAATCAAAGCACAAGAGCATAAGATGCAAAAAGAAAAAGCTTTCTTATTTGGTAAGAGGCTTGGTGGAACAGGTCTTGACTTACAAGATGGTTCTACATCTGATTCTTTTGCTGATGGTGGAAGAACTGATGCTAATGGTAATTTAATTAGAAGTACATATGGAATTGTATCTGCATTAGAGCAGTATGGATCTTCTAGTTCTTCTGTTGATTATCAAAACATCTTTACTGTATCTGAGGCTAGTTACTCTTATGGTCAGTTTGTAGACGATATGGAAAAAGTATTCCAGTATGTTCCAGAAGTAGGCGTAAAGCGTGCTTTCGTGGGAGCTGGTGCTTTAGGTTATTGGTCTAAAATGGCAGGAGATTCTGGATTAGCTGGAAACTCTGGATGGAGTGTTAACCTTGGTGACATGAAACGTGATTCATTAGGATTTAACTACAGAGTACTTGAGACACCTCATGGTATGTTACAGTTGATTCCAACACCAGCTCTACGTAATCAGTACAATAAGTACATGGTTGTAGTATCTGATGAGAATCTATTTCATGCGCAGTATAGACCTTCTATGTATCAGGCTAATATTAAAACTGATAATGCCTTTGATGGTGTTAAAGACCAGTATATGTCTGATGAAGGACTTGGAATACAGTTAATTGAAAGTCATTCTCTATTTAAAATCACAGATTAAGGGGGCATATTATGGCTAGACCTTACTTAGGTGGTTCAAGTGCAGGAGTTAAATCTTTAACAGCTAGTGCTACACTTGGTAGTTCAGATAGTGGAAAAGTAATTTGTTTTACTCCACCTTCTAGTGCTGGTGCGTTAAACATAACTTTACCTGCGTGTAAAAAAGGATACGAGTTAAAGATTATACAAATAGCTGATTACGATACAGCAGCATGTAAAATTACATCTGCTGAAGGTAACAACTTTGTAGGACATCTACAGGCTCAAACAGGAGCTGGTGATAATGCAGGTCCAAACGTAGATTATATCGAGTTTGGTTCTGGTAGTGTTGCTGGTGACTATGTATCTATGGTATCTGATGGTTCTAAATGGTATATCGTTGATAGTTGCATGAAAGTAACTACTAATGGTTTAGCTTTTAGGTCATCATAAACAAAATGAGTATGGGGAGCTTTATGCTCCCCTGCTCTAGATAGGAGCATTATATGCCAATGGGCAAAGGAACGTATGGCTCTAAAAGAGGCAGACCTCCAAAAAAGAAAAAAGGTAAATCCATGCCTAAGAAAATGGGTAAAAAGAAATATAAGAAATAAACTATATAACCATGAGAGTTGTCAAGCTCGGTAAGTTATAAGAAAGATACAAGATGGCAATACACAAATACACAGTATTAGAAGCAAACAATATTAATTTAGGACAATCTGGTTCTATTTTTACAGATGATAATAGTGGTGCAATTAAACCTCCAGATGGTAAAGCGTTTGTAGCAATACAATTTTTAGCAGCAACTACATTTGATTCGTCAGGTGGATTAGTAGCAGAAAATAGTACATTTTATCCAAGCACAGAAGCATCAGCACATGATGCAACAGGTGGCTCTGAAACATATCAAGAAGGTTCTGGTGGAAAACAAATAGATGTAAGTAATACATTTCCAGCAGGCAGTACTATATATGGAAGATGGACTGAAATAGATTTAGCAAGTGGTAGTATAATAGCTTATATAGGTTAATAATGACTTTTATACAACAAGTAGAAGATTTAATTGGTGACCAAGATAGTGGATTAGATACTGCAATATTGCAATATCTGACTGCTTCTGCTAGAGAAGTTCAGTCTGCTTTACCACCTAGATTAAAAATGCGTTATGGTTCAGAAAACGTATTAAACAATGCAGATGGTTTAAATATAGAAGATAAAGAAGTTGTAAATATAGAACTTAATGGTCGTAGTGTTTCTGAAGTTCCTTTAGGAAGTAAGGCAGAAATAGAAGACACAAATAGTTTAAGTTTTGCAACTGCTAGAACTCCTGTTTATTATATGCAAGGAACAAAAGTAATGATTAAGCCAGATCCTACTGTTTCAGCTCCTGCAAGATTATACACTATAAGTTATCCTACAGTTAGTAGTAGTGACACAACAATAAGTAATATGCCAAGTACAGCTTATTACGCTGTTGTATTAGGTGCTGCTATTAAATTTTTACAAAATGTATTAAACACACAGGTGCAAACAGACGAAGATGTAGAGTTAGCACAAGGTACTACATTACAAATACAATCATTAACTCCTCTATATGCTCAAGAATTACAGAGGTTAGGAGCATTAATATGACACAACAACAATTACATGAATTAATTCGTGGGCATCATCCTGATATGAGCGAAACAGAAATACGCATAAGATTAAACAATGCGTCTAAAGAGTTTGCTAGAAAAAGCAGAAGTCTTGAAGGAGCATTTCAGTTTGATACTGAAGTAGGTAAAAGATATTACGGATTAGATAGTAGAATTATAGAAGTTAAACATGTTGATTTTGATGGTAAAACTATACAAAGAAGTTTAGTTAGACCAGAAGAAAGAGATTTGACATAATGGAACATTTATATTTTATAGAACGAGGTGCTATTGCAATAGTTAAACATAGTGGTGGTCAAAACTTTGCAAGTCCAACATCTGTTAAAACAGTTACAATGTTTGTAATAAAAGAAGATGATGAATTTATATCAGGAACTTCTAACACAGATGAAAAAATACATATGACTCAATCACCTTCATTTGACCCTGAGTTTCACGAAGCATTAGCTTATAAAGTTATTGCTGAAGGTTATGAAAAAAAACCAGAAACATTAGAATTAGCAGGATATTTTAGACAACTATTTGAATTAAAAGCTAGAGATGCTTTAGAAGCTGCTAACAAAGGTATAGATGGTTCTGGTTATACAATTGCAGGATATGATATATAATGGGATTTGTTACACAATATGGACAAGAACAGGAAATAAGTGCTACATGGAATCTTGCTGATATTACATTTAATACTGCAGATTTTTCATTTAACTCACTTACTGCTACAGTTATAATAGATAATACTACAACATTATCTGAGATAAATATAGATACACCTGTATATACTAATGTACCTGACATTCCATTACCAACATATACTGCAGTAGCACAAGTAGCAAAACCAACATTTACGGAGGTATCAATTGGCTAGTTTACAAGATAAAGCGATAAAAGATTCGTATAAAGATTTATTAACAGTTGCAGGTACAACTGCAAATGAAGGATTAGAAACAACTGCTAAAAGAGTATTTGATGGAGAAGGCATAGGTAGTCCTTTATATTTAGGTACTAATACATTAGATAT